TGCCGCTGTGATGCCGCTCACTGTACCTGTAAATGTCGGTGAGGCTTTGGGCGCGAGCAGCGCCTCAGCCGCTTCAGCGCGTGAGGTTTCCGTAGCTACGGCTGCTGTTGCGGAACTCTCAGCAGCCGCAAGGGCAGCAGCGGCAGCACCGAGCGCATCGAAATCAGAGGCGAGCGCTGACTGCACTGCTGCAATACTCAAAACGGACTTAACATTGCCAGCAGACGGATTACTGACAGAAATATAGGTGCCGTCTCCCTCAAAATTGACAGTGCTGTCAGAACTGAGAACAGAACCAGATGCTTCAAAAGTTGTGCTCTGAGCCGTTGCCCCGGTGGGTGAAACCCACGAGATGACTTGATTCGGAATCCATGTACCGAGGTCGAACGTCGAACCCGCGACTTGCTGATTGTTTGGACCCCACGCGGGCTGGCCCTTCGCGGTGTATCCCGTTACGCGGTAGTAAGTATTGACTGGGGCGAGAACGTCGTTGCCCCAGATGCTTGACCCACCCACAGCGTTCGCACTAGAGTCGAGTGCGATTCGTATTTCTACGCCGGAGCAGATGTTGCTTGTATTGACGGAGGCGTCTTGACTCAATCGAAACGTGAGATACCCAAGAGCAAGAACGTTCCCTTCGCTATCTTGGAATGCCCCGCCTGTGAGTGTGCAAGGTGAACTCATGGTGCTCCTTTATTCCCAAAGTGGGATACAAACTCCATCAACCGTACCTTGGGGCGTAAATGGCGTCAAGGCTCCTAAAGTGGCCGGGAGAACTGTTGTTGGATTCCCTTGGGGGTTATTCGGGCCGTCAATTGCGAGATTCGCAGCGGTAGCACATCGAACGGCGTTCTGGTTGAAAGTGTTCGCGATGTAAGCAAACACAGTACTTGGATTCATAAAAATCCCGGTAAATCCCGCTGCTACCCTTGTCCGATTACACACTTGGGCGTGCCAATAAAGTCCGGGATTGAGGGTCACAGGAGAAAAAGAATTCGTTTGAACAACCGGGCTTGTCAAACTATTAAACGACCCTCCATCGACAACTAAGTTCCCATTGATATCGTAGATGCCGAAAGCTGAGGTATGTCCCCCAACATTGTCGTTAGCTTGTTCAGAGCACTTACTAATCGTAAATTCATCGAGCATCTGGAAGAGATACAATATGACCGTACCTGCGGAGGAAACATAGCTACCGTTTAACTGGCAGGTCGAGATGACGGCGAGGTTAGTAAGGTCGAATGGGTGTTCTGTTAACGCGGGGCCGTAGAAAAAAGCCCCGTTACCCCCGAAAGAAGGACTACTTGCGAGAGCCGCGATACTTGCTGCGGTCAAGCTGAAGTTCGCCCCACTACGATTGATAGGAATCTGGTCGGAGCCTTGGGCGGGATTACCACTCGTCATTTGTGAGATTTTTAGACTCATCTTATATCTCCGTCAAGATTGCAGCCGGGGCACCCGTCTCAAGATAGATGAGCGTGCCGTCTTCAAGCAGAATAAAACTCGGAAGGGAGGTCGATATCGTGATAGTTCCACGCCACGCAGGTTGGCCCGAAGCCGTGTACGCTTGTACAAAATATATAGGCGACGGTGACAATCCAGGTAACCATATTTCCGCAATTCCAGTCCCGGTGCTATCTAAAGACAAAGTAACCATTCGCCCTGCGGACACCTGCGGTCCCCCTGCTACACCTGCGGATATATCCTGTTGAAGATGTAATGTCGCACTACCATTCGCTAAGGGATTCCCTGCGGGGTCCTGAAAAGTCAGAACCAAGAGTTCTTGGGTGGGCATCTATTGTCCTCTCGCAGCGATGCCCTGCTGCATCTTCATCGTATACCCAGCTTGCAAATCTTCCCAATTATTCAAGAAGATATTCTTCTGTTCCTCTGTCAGACCCTCAGCCCGACCGAGCAGAGCCGCCTTGAACTGGTTGCTGGCATACGCTGCACGAGGAGCATCGTCCGAGAACTGCCACATCAGGGACATGAATCCCCAATTGTAAACGTTCATCATGAAGTCCGGCACGCCCCATACTTGATTGATACTTGTATAAAGAGGTGCAACTTTCTGAATATGTACAGAAATGGGAAACTTCTTCGAGGGTGCTGCGGAGACACGAAAGGTCGTGTTGCCCGCCCCATCTTCCGTGTGGGGAGAGATGAATTCAGGACGAGCCTTGACGTTTTCAAGAGCCAGTGTGTTCTTGACAGTCAATTCGTACCACTTCAACGGATTGCCCGTAGCATCGAGGTCAAGGACACTCGCGTGTTCGATGTGCGAAAACTCAGGCGTCGGAATCGTGTAGTCCTGAGTTGTCAGGTTCGTAAACGTTCCGGTCGTGTCTGTAGAGTTCGGCAGATTGACATTGGCGGTGAAGCCAGAGCCAGTGGCCGTCAACACTTCGAGGATTTGTCCGTTGAGTGCAATAGAGCCGCCCGCGATAGCAGAGGGCAGAAGCAAGTCACCAATAGCAAAAGTGTTCGTCGCCGTCACAGTGACAACGCCGCCAGAGATGCTGATGGCCGTGCTCGTCGCGGAGTTCGGAACGGGATTGCATGTGAAGACCAACTCCTCGTTGTTCCACCACCATTCAAACGGAGGGCTGAGAATCGTCTGGGTAATGAGATATGCACTGGTCAACGCGGGTTCGAGACCGTTGCCGAGGACCATGCCTCGTGCGAAGGCGAATTTCTTCGCCCATTCAATGCTGTTCGCGATTGTGTAGGTTGCCAGTGCCATTGTCTAATCTTCCTTCTTGCGGAGTCTATTGACAACTTCAAACGCCCAAACAAAAGGAGCGAAAGTCATCAGCCACTCACCGAGCATCAGTCCGAAATCTCCGATGCTATAGATACCATCATGCATATCGAAAATATCCGCGAGATAGTTGAGATGAGTGTCTTTGGTCATGACACAGTGGACATCGTCAATCATACCTTCAGGCACGGGGAGGTCAACCCCGGCTTCAGCAGTCGCAGCTTTCCAGTCACTCTCCATCTTATAAACCATGACTTCTTCTTTGAGAGTGTTGACTTCGACAGGGAATTTGTCGTGATTAACAACGAGGACTAACTGGTTAGAAGCTGCACCCATCAGGCTGAGGGCAAGTGGGACTGCGAGAATCCAAAGAGCGGTCTTGCGTAGAAACTTCAACATCTTTTTCACCAGACAGGGCATCCATATTACGTGGCAGCGATGCTGCCCCTGTTCCACGGGCGTAGAAAGCGATGTAGGCCGTTGCTTTCTCCCATAAGGGTTCGAGCCGCCCCAACGCGGTATTGCAAGGGGCGCAGAGTACGCCTCTATGAGTCCCTTCTTGTCCGTGCTTGCATTGTTCTCGCATCTTCCTAGTCTAACACGAGGAGAAAGCGAAGTCAATAGCTGCTAAGTTGTTGATTCTACGCTAGTAAGTCCAGGGGCCATATGGTAATGAAGGACTTACCGGATTCCACGACATGCCTGTTTCCATAACGTTACTCGACGGCACGAAGCCGAAGTCATCTTCCTCGCGGGAGCCTTGGCGAACTGCGGCATCGAGCGACTGCATCCACAGTTGATACTCTTGAGTGAACTTCGCCCGCTGTCGTGGGTCCGGGTGAAAACGGTAGCACTGACAGAAGAAACCCGTCTTGAAGTAGCTGAAGAAGTCATCAGGAATCGGCTCGATGAACTGGTCAAGGGCCGTGAACTGAGGAACCTTCGCCTGTCCAATCGGAGCAAGCTGCCACACGGGGCCGGACTGCGAGGGCATTGGACTGATGCGGAATCCTGCTGCTACAGGATTGACCGCTGTCCAAGTGACGCCGCCGTCCGCGACAGTGATGGGCACCGTCGTCGGGTTGAGCACCGTCGGATATTGGTTGTTCGGATTCTGGTTGGTCGTGAACGGGTTCGTGTTGCCGCACGTTCCATAGCCTGTCACAATCCACAGGTTGCCGAAGCTGTCACGCACCTGAGTGATTGGGTTGGCCGGGAGAGCCGTCAGCCCACTCGGGTCACCGATAGTGACGCCGGGACTGGGGTTGTTCAAGCCTGTCAACGAAACGACAGTCGCTTGTCCCCACACGCCGTACTGAAGATTTTTGTTTTGCTCCCACTGAATCTTCGCGAGACTTCCCCATTGTGCGTTCGTGATGAGAATGTCTTTGCGAACTTCAACGACTCGGAACGGCTTCGGGACTTGAGTCGAACTCGTGTTGTACGCTCCGCACGATTCCAACCAACCGAGGTTGAGAATGTTCGACGCGTAATCTTGCTGGTACGAGTTGATGAAGAAAGGTGGGATGTTGATGCGGTTGAACTTGAAGTTGAACGGCGAACCTTTGGAACTGCCTGCCAGCATCGCGGTCATCGCATCATTCGTAGCAGACAGTGCCACTGTTTCGTATGCACCACCTGTGGGCAGTGTTGGTGCAAGGTCACCCATCGCTCGTGCTATATCCACGAGCGACTGGACGGTATAGCTACTGTTTCCCATTGAAAGTCTCCAAATAGACAGCAGCTTCACGGAGTAGATTCGGGCTGTTTCCGAATAATCCTAAGGCGAGGTTATGTTTGTTACACATCAAACCTCTAGTTTGGCTACGCTCGTGACAATGGTCGATATCCGTTGCAGGTTGACCACACGACAATAGAGCACACAACCCATTCTGCTTCTTGAACATTTCTTTATACTGTTCTTCAGTCAGATTGTAGAGTTTCTGCATTCTATATCGCCGGGAATGCTCACGGGCAATCTTCCTGCGTTCTTCGGGATGCTCTACATTCCATTGCTTCATGCAGAGTTTGCATCCTCGCCCTGTCAAATTTTCAGGTATGCGAAGATGCCCGCGTTTGCAGTGTGTCTTAACAGGTTTCGGACGCCTTTTGAACACTGCCAGTTCTATATCGGTAAATTTTCGTACGTACTTCCGTGGCATTTCATTCTCCTAGTAAAAGAATTGGGGCGTGTTACTAGCACGCCCCGCTTGTGGGTAATTAGTCCACAAGTATAAAAGTTCCGATGTCTGCACAAGGTGTACGCCCTTGCGACTTACAAACTTTGCAACTCTAGAAATAGCCGGGGTCGGATACTCCCGTTAGTTTGTGCTGGGATGCAGTGCCACGGTACTTGTTCTCTTACCGCAGATTGGTCGAGCCGATGCTTTCGCGATAGAGGTCCGTCGCGTCAATCACCTTGCCCGTCTCTGCATCGACGGTGCTGAAGCGGCACTGAACAGATGTGGACATTGAGTTATTCGTCTCGAACATGGTCGCCTTCTTGTAATCCTCGACGGCCTTCTCAAATTTGTCCTTGCTGAATTCTCCATCGACCTGGGCTACCGAGCGACCCTTCGCATCGAAGAAGAAGTTGTTCATGACCGGGGGTGCCCACGTCTTACCGCAACGGAGACAACGAACCCAGATGTCGCCGTTAATCATCTGGTGTTTCAGAACGGCGTACTGTGCTGCGTTTCCACCTGTCGAGAGCACGCGTTGGTCGCGGGGCGATACAAGCCCGCCCTTTTTGTGCGTGCAGATGGTGAACCGATACTTGTCGGTCGCGTCTTGCTGGGCGATGGTGCGGCCTTGCTGCTCACGGTCTTCCTTCAACTGCTTTTCCGTGATTTCGCGGTCGGCCAGCTTCGCCTTGAGGTCTTGGATGTGATACTTGCGTTCCTGAATCTCAAGGCTCTTGGCTTCGAGTTCCTGACGCTTGATTTCCAGTTCCATCAATTTCGCAGCAAGTTCTGCCTGCTTAATCTGGTCTTCGACCGACGCTGTCGGGTCTACTTCTGGAATCGCTGTGGGCTTCGTGGTTTCTTTACTCATGGTCTCCTCCTAGTCTTCTAATCTCGAACCCGCATCGCGGAATCTCCGCAGGGTTGAGTTGTAACGATGGAATGCGGGAGTCGTTTTTGGCTTCCCGAAAATCTCATCGGCTTTCTTCTCACTGATGACGCCCTTGAGAATCAACTGCAAGAGCGGCGTCCGCCAGCCGCGATACTTCTCCGCGAGAGGGATGCCGTGGTCATCAAACCGCATGATTGAAAGTTCAGGTGCAAATCCTTCTTGGCACCAGCATCCAACTTCAGGCGGCAATGCTGCACGCTGGACAACGAGCGTGATTTTTCCGGGCTGAGGGTGATTACGATACCAGCAGTTCACCCCGGCTTTCTGGAGTTTGTTCAAGAAGACGACTGAGTGCATGATGTGGCCGATGCGTTCTCCCTCGTTCTTGTATTCCTCCGGTGAAAGCCATTGGTATTCTTTTACCTGTTCAGCCGATGCTTCTCTCAGGCGGGCCAGTTCTTCCTTCGTCTGGTTAGTCGCCTCTGCATCGCTGGTTCGACCCGCGTACTCGGCCATCGCTTCGAGGAGAGCGGCGTCTTCGATGTCGCCCATCATCTCTTCGTCGTACGTCTGCCAAGACGGTTTGTCGCTATTTCGTGTACCTTGTAAACGCTGAATCTCTTCCGGCGTCCGTTCGGTCGCAACGGGCGTCGGGGCAGCTTGTTCCCACCGCTGGAGGTATTCTTCATTGGTAGGCATTAGACCCTCGCTGCCATCGCTTTGCGTGGAACCTCTGAGCCATCACTACCGTCGCGGTATCTCCAGCGGAACTGGAGAGATGTGCTCGACACGTTGTTCGTCGGGAATCCGACTGCGGTCTCATATTCCTCTATCGCCGCCCAGAACTCACGGTCGTTGCGGTACTCCTGACGAATCGGTGTGGTCCAAGTCTTGCCGCATCGCGTGCAGCGGACTCGCCAATCACCATTCATCATCTGGTGTTTCATGACACTGAACTGTGAACACGTGCCATTCTGTAGGCACTCTGCAATCTTCACCGACGAGGTCGTCTCATTCGGATTGCGAACGATGACTCCCCCTTTGCGATGGTTGCACTTCATCTGGGACGTGGCAATCGTCCGGTCCATCTGGTTAAGCCTGTTGCCTTTCTCGACGCACTGCTGGCGTTCCAACGCGGTCAACACACGCGGGTGAACCGCACGCCACTTCGCCCGCAGACTGTAGTACCATCGACTGCAATCATAGACGAAGTAGTATTTCAAACCCCAGTACAAATTAAACAATGCCTCTCTGATTTTCATTTCTCCTCCAAGAATGTGTAAGGCTTCTCCGGTGCGGCTTCACGGACGGCTTCAATCCACGCAGGGAGAAGCCTTCACTTGGTGCTGTATATCGACCTCTTTCGCGATAGCAAGTCGCAGTGAGCATCGACGCTTTCACGACATTCTAGACTGTCGTTTCCGCCTGTGTTCCCGGCTCCGGTAATCCACCATCCTCGGGACGCGTGACCTTGGCACCATAGTCGCTCGTGCATAACTCTTTGAACAACTCGTCGTTCTGCTGGGCAATCGCCACTTGGTTCCGCAACGCTTGGTTGGCCGAACGCAGGGCACTATGCACACGACGCAGAATGCGATTGTTGTTGCGAAGCTGGGCTAACTCGTCCCGCAGATTGTCATTAGACTCGATTAAAGACGCGATGATTTGGTCCTTCTCCTGATTTTCCATATCTCCTCCAGAGATAAAAATAAAGGCCGCTTGTACAGCGTTTAACTGTCAAGCGGCCTCTGATTCTTGCGTCTCCCTTACGGGATCACAGTGCAGACCACCTGAACGTAAATCATGTCCTTCGGGTTGCCTGTCTGAGAGTAATCCCCGTTCGTGTTATCGAACGTTGGGAACTGACACTCGACAATTGCCTGTCCGGGGTGCAGTGCAGTGATGGTAAAAACTTCGTTACCAGACGACACTGTCGCTTCCGAAACAGACGCAACGTCAGCGGAGTAACCCGCGAAGTTGCTTGGGTTGTACCACGCCGGACTTCCAGCAGACGGGTTGTTGTAAGACTTGGCAACGATGCTGCCCACCGGAGTGTATGCAGAGTTGCTAACATCTTTCAGAGCAGCCAGCACAGCCAGAGACGAGGCGTACCCACCAGCCGCCGAAACGCTCAACGTCAGCGAATACTGTGCGACCGGGAAGGAACCAGATGCAGCGGTGCCGGGGCCGATACCCTGACCGTTGTTACCGTTGCTCTTGTTCGCCCCACCACTGGAGTTGTAGATGACCGAACTTCCGCTGGACCCGCTGAGGGTCACGTACGCGGCTACACCCAGACCATCGGTCGGAGTGTGCTGAGGACTTGGATTTGCCATGCGAATATTCCTATCTGCGTTGACAATTGACGCAACTTCTGTTATGATTAATCTATGAAAAGAATGAATCTAACAGGACAAACTCTTCAGTCTGGTGTACATGTCGTGTCACCAGCGGGCGTTTCCATTCATGGCAAAAGCCAGTGGAACTGCGTGTGCCCCTGCGGGAAGGACTTTATAGCCCTCGGGAGCGAACTCAGGAACAACCACACACGAAGCTGTGGTTGTTATTCCCGCTCAGGAACCTTCGTTACGAAACACGGGCATCGTAGTGTCACCAAAGGGAGTAATCAACAATCTCCAATGTACACACTATGGATAAACATCAAGTCACGATGTTTTAATCCCGAACACCCGCATTATGCCGACTACGGGGGTCGGGGCATAACATTGTGCTCTCAATGGACGAGTTCCTTTGAAACTTTCTTAACCGATGTCGTCAACGCTATTGGCGAGAAGCCGCCGCTTGTAAAAAGTTACAAACGATACTGGTCTATCGACAGAATCAACAACGGTGGCAACTATGAACCCGAAAACATTCGATGGGCGAACCCACACGAACAGAAAACGAATCAACGTCCGCGTCGTTGGAGAAAACGACCAGAGGGTGTGGTTTAATACACCCTCTAAGTCCTTTCAAATCAACGAGTTAGGAAATCGCACTTGCAGCGTCGATTTGACGCATACGGCAATGTTGTTACTCACCTTTCGGCGGGATAAGACATTTCTGCTTACCTCTCATACTTACTTTTCGTATGAGTTCAGACTATCGCATCACCTTTCGGTGTTCTCTCGCTTAGTCGTTCAGGCTGCCTCACGGCTTGCCCCTTGTTGGCATTTCAGCGTTCAAGTCAATCAGAGAGAATTTAACAACCACCTGTATGCTTTATAGCAGGCTAATGGTTGTGTCTGGTCCGAGGCTGGTCGTGAAGTGAACACGATAGCTCGTCCCAATAAGGCTCGTACCAGACTTTCCGGTCAGACGAAATTAACCGGGGATGAGACCTTCCGGGTCGGCAACGGTCGGTTCAGCGTTCTGAACGATGTTGCACTTGATGTTTCGCCAATCGCCATCACCGAAGCTGGTGTCGTTTTGGGCACCGAGGTTGATAGCGAAGATTCCGTCCTTACCGAAGATGTAGGTACGGAGAGCAGACAGGCCAGTGACGCCCTTATAGTTCGAGGTCTTCGTCACGAGGTTGGTCTGGAAGAAGTGAACGCCAGTGGACGGCAGTTCGATTACTTCCTCAAGGTCAACGCTCACGAGTTCGTCCATCTTTGCCTGGCCCACAGGGGTGTGCTTCAGGATGTCGATGGGCGAGTCGTTGCTGTTGTCAGCCAGCACGTCGCCAAGGGCGAACGGATGGATGACCCCAACGAATGCCATGCTTGCTTCGTCGAACGGACGCACGGAGCGACCCGCCAGCGACTGAACGCTGTTACGAATCTGGCTCAGTGAGAGAGCGGTGAAGCTGGACGTGCCCGATGCAGCAAGCTGCACGAGGACGCTGGAGTCGATGCTCGACGCACCGTCCGCAGTTGCACGGACCAGAGCAGAGAGGGACTCGCCAAGGCGATACGACATTTCCTTCGCGACGTTCTCGACGGTCGAGTCAATCGCGGTTGCGAGAGACAGAGACGAGAAGTTCGCATAATCTGCATCAATGTGTTTAGGAGACCGAGATCACCCTCGGTTCGCTCTGCATGTCACCATGCAGTTCAGACTCTATCTTTACGATACGGGAGTATCGATGTTTGACGTATTAGTCGTTGGGGATTTAGAATGAGGTTGAGAAGAATTATTCAAGGCTAACATTATGTGCCGCAGCCTATCACGTTCTTCTGGGACATCTTGTCCGTGCAATCTAGCAAAGTCTAGGGCAACTTGTGCCTGTTGTTTCTTAACGATTAAATACGGCAGAATAGCAAGAATAAAACTTTCCATTTTGCCATTACCCGTAATCGTCAAATCCCATTTAGGTTTCCAATCACATACCTGTTTTTTATTAGAAAGTTGTCCACCGAAGTGTTCAACAATCCAATCCAATACCTGTTTGTTGGTATTGGTGATCTTAACGTGCAAGTGATATCGAATTCCCTTGACTTTACTGCCATCAACTCGCTTCTTAATCTGGTAGGTTTTGACGATGGAGAAGCTACCTTCCCCGTCCATGAAACCTGCTAGATACGCAGCATTTGATTGTGAAGACATTCTATCTTTCCTCCGTCTCGTCTGATTCTATCAGAGATTGACGGATATAGTCAAATTTAAACAGTGAGCGACAGATTTTCACTCACCGATGGTCGCAGTCGTGGTCAACACAGAAACGCTGAGGGATGAACCTACAGTACCTTCCGTGGTCTGGTTGGTATTAGCAGCCAGCGGAACATACATAAACATTTCGTATTGATTTCCACTCTTCATGGGGAGGTCAAGGCGTTCCGCACAACGTACGAACGGAGTGTTAGCCTTCAAATTCTCCCGAAATCTTTTGTCGTAATACTTCCATCACGACTCCTATTAGAAACCACTCTCCTAATCTTAGCGACTCACGGCAAAGACCGTGGATTGGGGGAGGTTAGATAGCTGGTTTCCAGCAGGACTAAATGACATTTAGGTCACCTTTCATTGCAAATGACTACTGACCGAGTTGCCGAGAACGACGCCGCGTTGCGGCCTCTTGTTCGAGTCTTTCGTTCAACGCACGATTCGCAGGGATTTTCATCCACTGCTTGAATACTTCTGCGGGCATCTTGTCGATAGTCTCAAGAGTCACCGAACTTCCCTCCACAGGGACCAATGGTCCTGCTGCTGAAGCGATTGACGCATTCAGACCGGAGGGTACGTGACTATGACGCTTTGCTTGCGGCTGCGGCTCTGACCCCAATCCGGGGGTTGCTGCAACTGGAGCCTGCGGATTTGGCTCCGTTACCACGGGCACGACGGGCACTTCCGCTACAGGAGCGGGAGCCGGGGTCGGCTGTGTTACCTGCTGCACAACAGGAGCATCTTCAATCAATCCAGATTGACGACACTGGTTTAGGGCAATTTGGAAATTTGCGACGGTTGGAGCGAGGTTTCGCTTGCCCAGCCAACCTGTCAGGACTTGTCGATTGTTCATGCTGTCGAGGACTCCCGTCGCATTGACGAAGTCGATGTAGTTCTCAACGGCACGTTGCTGAATGATGAATCGCTGCGTGTCATTCAGTGTAGACGCCAACTTTGCGGGTGTGACCCCGAACGCGGACTCAATCAACTGGTCGCGTGCGTCTGCGAATGTCTCCGGGTTCGTCAGACCTTCCGCAATTTTGAAGCGGTCGGCTGCTGATAACTCACGGGGTTTGAACTCCGTTACATTCTGGAATCTCTCTGCGTCGGTCGGGACATCCTCGGACGACCCGAGTGCCTTCTCCCGATTCACTTTGCGGAGTTGGCGAATAAGCAGGTTGTTCGCGGCGATGACCTTGTCGAACTTTTCCTGCTCTGTGCGATATAGGATGACCTGGCGGCCTCCGAGCGGGCGGTCGTTCTCGTCCGTCGGTTGCCACTCATACCGCTTCTCAGGAACCTCATCCACAGGGGCTGGAGCGGGTGCCGGAGCCGGGGCGGGCAATGCGACTGGAGCTACTTCTGCCGGAGTCTCCTCAACGGGAACGCTCGACGCCACAGGATTGCGTGGCGGGTTCTTCAGAAGTGCGTTGACCTCCGCAGCAAATGCGGGGTCGGTGTTCATCTTCTTGGCGTATTCCGCCGAAGACAGATTTTCAATATCCAAAAGTGTCAATGCCATGTTAGTCTCCTCCTAGTTGGCTTCGTCCGATAAATCCTGTCCAATAAATTCGACTGGATAGGGCGGTTGTTCCGGGTTATCAGCGGTGCCGATACCTTGAGCGTTATATTGTTGAACTTGCAGGATGCCAACGAGGCGTTGCATCAACCCCGCATAAAACATTCCCGCACCCTTAGCGACGGCATGGTTGGCCAGAATTTCTTGGGGATTTGCGGTATCCGTATTCAACAGTTTTATATTCAGTAGCTTGACTTCTCTCTCCATCAATTTCTGAAGTAAGTCAAACCACTCTTGCTTAACCGCTGAAGCAAGCAGGGCACAATCTTTCTCAGAAAGTTCAAAATCCATGTCGAGACCTTTAACAGCCCCCTCCGTAACTTTTAGCACGAAGCCCTCCTCTTTACCCACCACGCTTTAATCGCGGCGGATTTATTAGCGTTCGCAAGAACCGAATACTTATAGCCTTTTGGACAGCCATGTCCAGAAGCATTCTGGTTTTCCATCTTGGCAAGAGACATCCGACGACAGGATTCTATCGAGGCTCGTTTACCAGTCCGATTAGTGTTACCTCGCAACTTTTCCTTCGCTTCTTTTCTATGACGATATCCTATCGGACCATCCCCGCCATCAGTGAGGTTTATCAGACAGCCCGTTGATAAATCTTTCCGACCGAATAGCGAGATTAAAAACTTTTCGGCTTGAAACGCATCTTCGTGAGTTAAAAAATCTTGCACTATGATTCGTTCTCGGGGAGGGCTACCTCGTCGCCATGCTCGATTCTTCGTACCTTTGCCAACGTAATACGGACTCCCATCTTCTCGAAGCCAAAGATATGTATACATGACTCTCCTTAGAAAAAGAGTTGAGGGGTGTTCTAAGGCACCCCTCATTCTACGGGTTATAACGCCGTAGACTACTCGACCGTGGGAAGCTGACCTTGTAAACCTTGTTGAGAAGGTTCACCATTCACGGCTTCCGAAAGCCCGCTAGCTTTGGCCGCCTCACGAGTAATGTCTCGTTTGATACGGTTGTCGCTAGCTTGGTCTTCAAGCTGTTGTTTTTGCTGAAACTTCTGCTGGTCGCCTTGCTGTTTTGCTTGCATCTGTTGTTGCATCAAAGCAGCTTTAGAATTCTGCTGACGCTGTTGAATCATCTCAGGGGTCATCTTCTTGATGATATCCTGCTTGTTCTTCCATTCCGACGCTTCGAGCCACATGCTGATGATTGGCTTGAAGTCGATGTACTCTTGGTTGATGTCCGCGAGACTCTGTTGAATCTGTGGATTGTCGAGAATCTGCGTGAGCATGACCATCGACTGTGCCATCGTTCGCTTTGCAGCGAGTGACGACCCTGCGAGTACCTCGTATTCGATTTGCGAATCGTGGAAGGACTGGATGCTGAAGCCCTTCAGGAAGTCCGTGCCCATCTCGTTGCCGAGGATGTGCAGGATGGCCGCATCGGACATGACGTTGAAGACGAGCATGTCGATGATGCCGAGGAACGGTTTGAATACCTGTTCGATGAAGTTGTCGAGCGGACCATCAAGACGAGTGGCCGAAGCCCCTGCCATGATGTTCGCACCCGCTGCTGACCGACCCATGCCGGAGCGTGGGCCAGCCGAAGACCCTTGAACGAGCGTTTGGTCTGCTCCAGAGGACGATTCCGTTGCCGTCTCGCTCTCTTTCAATGCAGCCCAGATGTCACCGGGAACCTTCGGGGTTTCCATCAGCTTGTACGACTTCTCAGTGTCCGTGACCGAGAGAATCTTGCCCAGACCCGTACGAATCGTTTGGGTCGGTGCGTTGTCTTCGCGGTTACGGAGATAAATTGGGTTGACGCCGTAGCTCAGAATTTTGAGGATGGCGTTGATGGTGCCTTGGTCCACACGCTGGTTCTGGCCGACGATGAGTCCGAGACCCATGCCGTAGAATGCACGCGGACGGTTCCACCAATTCGCACTCAAGAACGGAATCCGTTTGAACTCGTTCTCGGTCGAACAAATGACATGCTCTTGGTTGAGGACGACAATCTTGCGTCCCTTGTCCCAATACTCCAGAATCTCCAGCTTCTTGCGGAACGGGTCCGGCGAAACCTTGATGTTGTTTTTCTCAGCGTGATGTACAACGCCTTCGATGTAGGTCGCCTGTTCCGTTTCGAGAGTCGCTGCGTTTGTTCCCGGCTTCTCCCAGAGGGCTTTCAATGACGCTTCTGTTGGGAATGTCCAGCCCTGAATTGCTTTGCCCGTCTCGCCGTCTTTGATGGCGTTTTCAATCGCGTCTTTCAACGCTTTGAGTTGGTAGAAGTCCATGTACTGGACATCGACAACCCACGCTGCACGCCGGATGTCCGCGACCCACAACTGCGGGTCAACGAGCACCTTGTCAATCGGACGCCAATAGAAGAATGGCATCGGGACGGTCATCACTCCTTCAGTGATGTCAGGAGGAACGTCGGACGGAATACGAATCGTTGCTTCCGCTCCCGGCTCCCCGCTTGTAATTTCGTGGACAGTCGCCTTACGCTTGTAAGTAAGGATGTCCTTCCAGTCGTAGCCCCACTTGAAGATGCCCGTTCCGAGGAACGCCATCTGTTCGAGTCCCCACTTGGTCTGCGTTTTGAATTCGCAGTTGTCAAGGATGAACGAGAACAGCGAGGTCTTCGCATCGACAACTTCCTGAGAAGTGCCGGGGCGAGGCCGCATCAACATTGGCGGGTCGTCATAGAACAGACCCTTGTAAAGCTGAGGCACAACAGCGTTGACAACCTTTGCGACCGTAAACCGCTGAACGTTCGGTTCGAGAACGTAAGTGTTCTCGTAGACCGTCATCGGACGCGGGCTTTGATACAGGAGGTCAGCGTCTCGCCAGAGGAGGGACCATTGGCGATTCGCGATGTACGCTTTGGCTTGGGCGGCACTCTGCACAACCAAGGCAAGTTCGCCTCCGATTGTTTTCAGGGTGCCGTCGTTCTTGAAGTCTTGGCCTGTCAGGACCGCGTTCGGATTGCCATCGGGCTGTGGTGCTGCAACTTGTGTCGCTTCCATGCAATCCCTTTCTAACCGAGCAGGTCACCGAGCGGGTCAGAAGCCATGTATGCCGCGTCGTCCGCAGCTTGCTTCGCGAGAGTGTCCGGGGCTTGCTCAGGAAATTCCAGAGCAAGATTGTGAGCGTTGTACTTGTCGTACTTGCCCAACCCATAAACCTGGTCGTAGAACGACTTGCCTTTGGGGTCCGGGGTGTAGTCGAGCGAAGCGGCCTGCAACTTGGCGTCGATGTCCGCGTAACTGGAGAAGGTGTTGACGAGAATCGCGAGAGCATCCACGATGTCATCGTGCGTGCTTGCCGCAGTCCCGAACTTGCTCAACTCGTCGTAGAGGTCTTCGAGAGACGGGCAAGTGTTCACGAACTTCAGTCGGTCGTCACCAAGGAATCGAAGGACTGGTCCGGCCTTCATCTGCTTCGAGTTCTTCTTCGAGCCTTGGCCGAGCGGCACTAGCTCAATCGGGCAGCGACACTTCAGCTTGTCCATCTCGCGATAGACTTCACGCTGAATGTACTTCATAGCTCCCGTCTCTTCGATGCAAACCCGTTTAGGTTTCCACTTGAGAGCCGTTGCCGCAATCATGGCCGGGAGAGTGTATTCGTCGTAGCGGCCTCGCGACATGTCTATGATGTAGAATCGCCCCTGACTAATCAGTGCGGTAACTATGACTGTGTAATCCGCCCACGACTTTGTCGAGTAGGCAGTGTCCACGCAAGTCACAATCATCCCGGTGCTGGGAACCTCGACAGCGTTCACCGTTTTACGGATGAGCATCTCGCGAGGGAACTTGATGACGTGCATCTGTGTCGGGTCATTCAAGTATTTGATTGCGAAGTACGGGTCAGTCTTTTTCTTGTGATAGAGGAATTCGTAGGTGAGTTGGCCTTCGACATTGAACCACAAGTCGTAGTCGGCCTTAGTCATCTCGTCTTCGATTTTTCCAGCCTTGCGTGCGACCTCGTTCGGCCACCAGCACGGACGGATGTAAATCTTCATCGGGCAGATTTCGCCCTCCTCCTCGTACATCTTCATGGCCTTGATGTCTTGGCCGTAGGTGTCTTCGGAGTCGTACCACGTTCCAATCTTGTCGTAGAACCCATACGGGTGCAACATAGCTTGGTTGATGGACACTTGCTTGTTGACTGCCTTCAGTCGTTCGACCGTCAGCGAGTTCTCGTTGGTGACCACGTCATCCAGTTTCAGGATGCAGACGTGGAAACCTGTCAAAGACTGTTCGATAGATGCCGAGAAAACAGTCGGCTCTTTCTGTCGATTGGAGACAGCGGGCGTTTGAAACTCACTCGCCTTGCCGTCGTCCAGCGGAATGCAATGCTCCGCGAACAGTGCTTGAAACAAGAATGGTGTGCCATCGCCCATCGTGCGTGGACAGAAATTCTTCTTTTCGACAAACAGACCAGCGAAGTCAGCCCCACCTTCTTCAAGCGTGAAGTGACCTTTGATTTCGCCAACGAACTTGTTAGCGAGGGACAGCACGCCGGAGAGCACGAGAATCGTAATCTCGGGGAAGCTAAGAACCCACTGCACACAATCCGCCATGTTCATCGTGGATTTGAATCCACCACGGGGGACGAGCAGTAGTCGTTCTTTCTTGTCGATGTAGTTCTTAATCGACGAGAATTCCTTGAAGGTCTTGTACGTCGGGTTCTTCCGAACGAAGAACTCGTTGCAAATCTCTTCGTGAGTGTTGTGGACCGTGCCGTCAATCCAATTGTATTCTTGGTCGCTCATGTCCTTGTAGAGTTCAAGGAGTTTGCAGAGAAAGAACAGATCGGTCTGGGCCATGAATCGTGCCCGCTTGAGGAGCACTTCGTCTGTCAAGCCGAACTTCGCACAGACTTTGAAGACCTTCGTCATTCGCTCTTGAGTGAGCCGGTCGAAAGAAATCTTAGCCTTCGCATCGAACTCCTCCCACGACATGTCGCGGTGCTGGTAGTTCTTGTCCGATTTGTGCTTATGTACCAGTTCAGACAGTTGGTCCGGTGTCACGGTCTCCTCACAATCCTATTATTTCTTGCCGGGGTGTTTCCACCCGTGCATCGCTACAGCCATACGACCCATCGCTGCTACATGCGGATTGTCTGAGTTGGCAGCTTCTTGTTTCTTCTCCATCGGAATAGGTTCCCCTTCGGGAATGTTAAAATGCCGATGCAGTGCCCCGCCATGCAATTTATGCATGGACCGAGCGAAATGTTGCTTTTCTTCTTTTGAATGTTCCGCCATTTTAATCTCCTTACATTCCCGGTGCCGCAGGGGCGGGTGCGGGGGATGGAGCCGCTGTCAACGGTGCGGGTGCCTCAGCACCGCTAGGAGCCGCTTCTCCCTCGTTAGGCACTCCTGCATGGTCTTCCATGTGCGAATGGACATCTGCCATGTTATCGAAGGCATGAGTCTCATCCGGGTGATGTTCTGGGTGATGATGACGATGAGTCACAATATGTTTCCCATTGTGAGTCTTCGTATGTGCCATTTCCTTAATTTCTTTGGGCGGTTTCGCTTTGCCTGTGATACCCGCCATTGCGTCTAATGCGTTCATGGTGTTCTTTTCCTTTGGGACAACCGCCTCGCCCTCGTGCAACGTGTAGTTACCAGTCTTGGGGACGTAGGGTGTTCCGCTCTTATACGAGCCGAGAGGCTTCGCCCACTCCGTCGCTTTCTGATACATCTGTTTCTCGCCAGCGGGTGCGGGTTTCTTCTTGACAGACTCCCAAGGTGCGGGTGCGGGTGTCGGTTTCGGTTTTGCAGGTTCCGCTTTCACTAAAGAGGTATGAGGATTTAACTCTTCCATCGCTTGACGATGTGCTCGTACTGCCTCACCCTCGGATTCATCGCCGGGATGCAATACGTTTGAAGACTGAGGCATTTTAATCCTTTCCAAAAAACTGGGGTAACGACTTCCATCGCTCCCTCGCGTGGCTTCTCATGCCGACGCCGGGGTCGTACTTGTCGTACATGTGCCGGAACTGACGCTCCGCACCGATAAATCCTTGAGGCATCTCACCGACCGCGTGCAGATATATCAGCACGATGGACGGGCTGCGACTCATGCCCGCGTTGCAGTGGACAAGAAGGATGCGACCTTTGTCCTGCATTTCCTTGATGAACTTCAGCCCCGCGTCGATGACCTTGTCGGGAATCATGTCCGGGTCTTCAACGTCGATGAGGTTGAGTGCCATCACATCGCCTTTGCGGGCGAAGTAGTAATCTTTTCCATCGGGAGCACTGCGACCTTCGTATTCGAGCATCGAGCGATGCGAGTCAATCCCATCCTTACAGCAGCAAAGCCGAGCATATCCGCGACGTTTCGCCTCTGCGACATCCTCGTCGGAGCCAAGATATAAACCTTTTATGATTTCTTCCACGGCCCCTCCGAGATTATATTCCTATCGCGATAAAATTTATGACATTGGTTCCAGTTCCGGTAAAAGTCAACGTAGTCCCCGAAGTCTTAACGACTAAGACTGAGTGATTGGCGGTGACATCTAACGCCACGACGTTGTAGCTACCCGCCGAGGAAAACGCCGCTAATCCGGTGAGGGTTACCGTCGCACCGCCTGCGGAAAGAGTCACCGTGTCCGAGACTATGTGTGGGTTCGATACCCGAGTTCCCGCCGTGTTAAAAACTGGGAGACCGAGTAGGAAATTCCCACCCGGTATCCCAATTATGATTTCGTTCGTGTCAGTCGCTAGGTAGCTTTCTCCGGATTCGAGAATCGGAGCATTAGCTTTGACACCCCGCATTATCTGTAACCCGAGATTACGAGCCATGAAACCTCCTAGAAGGTTCCACAGTCAATGTTAGTCAAACTCGACCCTGCTCCAATAGTTGCAGGCAGTTGAGTCTGGGCTAACAGCCCCGAAATGTCAGTGAACGCAGGCTGTGACAAGTGCTGTATACCCGACGAATCAATATAAGTAACCCACTCATGAGCAACGGGTGCTCCGAGCGGCGTAACATCTGGACTGGTAATCGGTGTCCAGTTCGCCAGCGTAGACGCGGGGTAGGATTGAAGAATGTACGTGACTCCAGTACCTGTGTCAATTGCGAAATCACCAACGCCCGCAGCAAGTGCGGTCAGCCCCGCTGAAGTTGCCACAGTGAAAACGTTATGAGAATTCTCGACAGGTGCCCATGCTTTTCCGGGTCCAATACCGGGGGTTCCGGTCCCTGTATCGACAAACAATTGGTTTGAATCGGTAGTCCACGCAAGAACGCCGGGAAATCCGGTCGTCGCCAGCGAAGATAAATCTGAGAGGGTGCCGCGATATGTTTGAATCTTGATGTTCAGTGCCATGATATTTCTCCTAGAAAGTCCCGCAATCCTGTAACGTCGGAGCGGCTGAAGAGATTATGGAATTCAACTGTATTCCTGAACCCGCAACATTTCCGAATCCGTCAGCAATTAAAACAACGCCCTCAGACTGGAAGTGTAAGTTCCAGTCTGCGGTTGCTGCGATAGGATTCGTACCGGACCCTTGACCGTTAAGGGTAGACATGAGTTTCGTCCTTAGTTTTCCAACACAATCGCCAAACCAGTTGGAGCAGTCGGCGGTGCTGGGGGAACATTAGGAGGAGATGGCGGAAGTGCAAGACAGATTAATGCACTCGCAGGAGAAACGTTAAGCCACGTAATAGAACCGTCGGTAGTGTTTCCGTTTACCGTACCATTAAAAATTGGTCGCGTTGCACCTGAAGTGCCCGCAATCACAACCTCTTGGAAGCTATCTGTCGCGTCGTCAAAAGTGACTTCACCCACAGAGTACTTGGTATTCGCTTGCCAGTTACCCGCGAAAGGGAGCATGTTAAACAGCACGACGTTATTGCCCGCGAGAGTAATTGCTCCCGTCAGTGCAAGCAATCGTCCGTTCACCGTAGCACTTGTGTTGACCGCGATACTGGCTTGGGCCACAATCGACCCGACAAAAGTCGTATCAGTTCCGAGGGTAGCGGAACTACCAACCTGCCAGAACACATTCGCTGCTTGAGCCCCATTGACGAGCAGGATAGCACTATTTGATGCCGCCGTCGTCAGAGCACTTCCAATCTGGAATATCCAGGCTGCGTTCGGGTTTCCTTGAGCGTCCAGAGTCAAAATTCCAGTCACGCCGATTGTCGAGGACGAAGTGTAAACACCCGGAGTTAAAGACTGGCCACCGAGGTCACCTGAAATAGTCTGGGTACTCGTCATCAACATCAAAGCGTTATATAGTTGCTGTGCCGCTGCTTGACCGTTAGCCGCAACGAAGTCAGCCGCGTGGAACACACCGCTGATTACTCCGGGGGGAAATCCGGTAATAGATGTGCCGGGGTAAGTCCCCACATCACCCGATAGATTGGTTGCTCCTGTGCTCGTGACGGTGGACGAGGCCAGAACAATAAAACTATCCAATCCTGTTAATTCAGGGGCTAAAGGAGTCGGACCAAACGGAACTGGTGAAGATTCAATGCCAAGAGAATCAGCACTCTCAACACCGCCGCTCACTGCCGTGATTTCGTAGCTGTACGAAATGCCGGGGAATACGTTCAGGTCGGTGTATTGAGGAATCTGGTTTGCCAACGCGACATGAGTTTCTGAGACACCATTGGGGTTGGTCAAAGTCAAACTTGTCGCAGTCGAAGCTGTACACGCAAAGGTTCCGTTGTTAGGAACGTTGTTAAAGCCTGAAATCTTAAAAGAAAACCCTGCCCAAGCATTTCCCGCCGCACCTGAAAAACTTCCGGCGTAGACAGTAGACCCGCTCACCGCAGCCGCAACCGAGGATATAGTCCCCGGCGAAAAGACTGTCACCAAAGTGGCGTTAATAGGTGCCACACCTTCGTTACCGGGTAGTGTTCCTCGGTAAACATTGTAACCTGATACCGGAGTCGCACTCGGGTTCCATTGCAAAACAATTTCACTAGACATATTGTACCTTCTTGTTTCCCAACATAGGACCGGGACTTTCCACAAACTATGTTTAACAGTTTTAGGATAAAACTGTGGTTGGCGAAGCCCTCCGGCAATCGCTAGTAGCATTCTGTGAACGATCTAGTCGTCACCTGCCCACTCAGGGGCCGCTTACCCAACTTATAAAACTGTTCCCGCCGGACGCCACTCAATCGTCAAACCATCAGACGCATACTTCTGGCCGTATACAACCAGCCCATTTTCTTTCACCAGGGCCACGACTTTAGGAACTTCAGGAACTTCAGGAACTTCGGGCTGTGGTAATTCCACAACCTCAACAATTTCAACTTGAGGTTCGTGCCGTACTGGTGAAGTCTTCACCTTGACAACGCCGGGGATGTTCATATTTTCCTTACATGTCCGTGAGGACGATAGTGGATTTAATAGGTTCCGGGGAGGGAACCGAGACGGGCAACTCCTCGGCTGGTGCCGGGGTAGTCGCTGCCTGCTTTGCCTTGAGAGCAGCCGCCGCCCTGACCTGAAGATCGTCGATATACGACCGGAGGACGACGTTAGCGAAATCAATGGCGAAACGCTTAGAAGTTGAATCCATAATCAACTTCATGCCCCGACAATCCCACACGCGAGAAAAGCCGTCGATGTCAGATTCCTTAACAGTAGGATAGTTAATTCCCATTGTTCTCCCCCTTGTGTCGTTTGAGCATCTCTTCTACTTGCCTGTCGAGGTCCGTTTTAATCGGCATCTCTTCGGGCTTCTTACCATCGTCGCGAGGACTCTGGTCCTCCATCTTGAGGTCGTAGAATTTGCACAGCACACAGAATCGGTCTAACGCACGAATGCGTGTGGCTGGCGGAACTTTACGGTCGTGAGCGATTGACCGAGCGATGTTCTTCGCGAATTCGAGATTTTCTAGTTTGCGTGGCAAGGGGTGCTCGTCTCCGCGTACTTATTTCTTGGGGAGACAGTGCAGACTCACAATAGTCTGCAAAGTGGTATGGGTCACAGAGAACATCGTACATGACGTTCATGATGAGATACCCTCTCTCCTCCTCGCTAAATTGTTTCTGCTCACTAAACTTCGACAGTCTAGTGAGCAGA